GAGGAGCTTTACGAACTATGCATGGTTATGGTGGTGGCAAGGTAACTAAGACAATTAATTACAAGTTACGTATGCAGAAGGATGTTGGATATAAGACGGCGGTAAGTATAGACACGTATTATAGAAGGCATGAGAAGGTGGACCCGAAAGGTGAGAATTTTGATAACCGTAAACAGCCTAGTAAGGGATTGATAATGTGGAAGATGATGGGTGGCAATGCGGGTCAGAGTTGGAGTAAAAGATTAAAAAAAACTTTAGATATAATTCAAAAAAGAGAAAGGCTTAATAAGATAAATAGAACATTGGAGGCAATACATGGCATGGTACGATAGAATATTAGGGCGTAAGCCAGTTCGTAAGGTTTCGGCTTTAGAGGAGATGATGGTAAATGATACACGAAGTTTGGAGAAGGAAGCAAGAACGCCAGTTTATTCAGCGATGGGCAATAATGCATCGTTTCAGGATTCGATATTACCTCCAGTTGACCAAGGTTATCTTGAACAGTTAGCTGACAGGTATTCTCATCTTAGAACCGTTATCACTCGAATCGCGTCACAGTCCGTAGCGAAAGGATGGGAATACCACGCGATTGGTGATGCGGGAGACAAAGAGGAGAGAAAAATCTTAGAAAGTTTATTGAGAGACCCGACAAGAGGAGATGCAGATATATCAGGAATGGAATTGTTTAAGGCAATGATACGTCAGTTAGAAGTGTTTGATGATGTGTGGGTAAGTATTGTTTATGATAGAATAGAGGGTAGTGAGGATAAGATAGTTAAGCAACTTTGGGTAGAAGATGCAAAGCGCATGCGATTTCATGTAGATGAGTTTGGAAGGTTTAAGGATGACATTTATTTTGATACAATAACGCGTAAGTTTGTAGAGGATAAAAATTCAAAGACGGAGGGAGATTTTCCGGCTGCAAAGATGGCATATTATTATGACCAAGGTTCAGAGCAGGATGATATTCCTTTTGCAAGGGATGAGATTATACATTTTAATAAATACAGTGCGAGTGCCCGATTATATGGACAATCGCCAATTATAGGTCTTTCTAAGAAAATCGAAACAGCTCTTGCAATTGAAAACTTCCAAAACAAGATTTATAAATTAGAGAGACCACCTAAGGGTTTCTTAGATATTCCCGGTCATGATGAAGAGAGTTTGAATCGGTTAGGAGAATACATTGCGGAGGAGACGCGACGTAATCCTAACTTTGTTCCGATAATTAGTAGTCGTGGTGAGGGTGTATCGGCAGGTCAGGCGAAGTTTGTGCCTGTTATGCCTAACATGGATGAGTTGATGGCGTTACCATATATGGAGCGTATTAACAACGACATAAACGCATCGTATGGGGTTATGCCGATTATAACAGGAAGTACTGCTGGTGTTGGTGGATTGAATGCAGAAGGAGAGCAAATTAATATATTTGATAGAACTATTTTAGAAACGCAGAATTGTATTGAGATGGGATTCTTTAAACCGTTATTGAAGATAATGGGAATTAAAACTTGGAAAGTTAAGTTTGGAGATATTAATGTAAAGAACGAGCAGCAACATTTGGCAAACATGTTACAGAAGGCAAATATAATTACTGTTTTGAATAAATTAGGAATTAAAGCTACTTTGGATAAGGATGGTAATTTGAAGTTACCAGATGAGCCTACGGTTGTAATACCTGAGACAAAACCAGAGGTAGGTGCGTTAAAACCGTGAGTAGTTGTAAGAAGTGTTTGGCAAGTGGAATGCGAGTTCATGTTTTAAGTTCTGGATTATGTCAAGAGTGTCAATCTGAATATGATTGGAAAAATGCGCCAAGAGAGGCACGTAAGCAGGCTAACAAAGCAAGGCGTATTGCAATGTATGAGCAAGGTAAGAAGATAATAGATAAAAAATGGAAAGCTAAGTATGGTGATGATTCTATAGATTCTGTGCTTGGTTACAAATAATGATAACGGCTGAGTGGTCTACAAGAGGTGCTAAATCTATTATTAACCGATTTAGTCAGCAAGACTATTGGAGGGAGATATTTGACCAAGCTTGTGATGAACTTGGTGTAGATGGGATTGCAACAGACGAAGTGTATAACAATTTAAATCGAGAGGGCATTGGTAATGTAACGGGAGCATTAAGGGGTTCGATTGAGGTTCTTACAGACAGGAGTGGTGAGATTACAGTTGGCAGTAATCATCCTGCTGCAAATGCGATTGAATACGGGAATTATTGGGGGCATGAGCAGGTTGACCCTGAATCTTCAACAATTCAACAATATGCACGGTTGTATGGAATGAAGCCGTTTTTATTAGCAAGGGCAATTTCTCGTAATGGATTTTATACCGAAGGGCGGTTTGTATTTACAGATGCAGCAAGCGCGACAAGGGATGCAATAGCAGACGTACTTCCGAAGGTTACGTATAGAATTGCCGCAGAGCGTTAGTTTCCGGAAACTAATCTTTGTTTATATATACATATTTAATGTAAGGTTGTGGCAGACGCACCAGACACGAAGTGGAAGGTCTATCGACCAGATTGGTATAACGAGAGAATCTTAGAGACATTTATTAGTTCTCCTATCGTCGACAAACAGAACGATAAGATAGGTACTGACACGATTAAAGAATCCATGGATTTCTATATGAAATACGGGGTTTATTCATACAAGCATGAGGAGATGCCAGTGGGTCTTCCTCTTGCGTATAAGGTTAAAGATGGTAAAGTAAAATTAAGAGTTGGAGTACACAACCGACTTCCGATGCATGATAGGGTATGGGAAGAGATGAAGATTTACGGTGACAAGGGCGGTTCGTCTATAAGGGGCGAAGCTGAGAAGCAAGAGAAGGTCTGCGAGGGGGATGTCTGCCACAATAACATTTCCGCATTATCTCTTTGGTCCGTATCATGGGTTGGCAACAGGCCAGCTAACCCAGAAGCTACTGTAACAGAGGTTGCAACAGCTAAGGAAGCACCAGAGCCAATAAAGGTGACAAAGCAAGTAACATTAGATGATGTTCAAGGAATGATAGACAATGCTTTGGAAAAGAAGTTAGGAAGGCGAGGAAGTCAATGGTGTATATTGCATCACAGGACACCCGGAAAGATAGGAAAGCCAATCAAGGGGGCTTGTCATCCTACGCGCAGGCAGGCGGAAAGACAGCATGCTGCGATGAATGCACGTAGATTTGGTAAGGCTCGTAAAGCGATTGATGAAATAATGGAAAAATATTTTAAAAAAAAAGAACCATGTGAAGCAGGGTATGAAATGGTAGGAACTAAAATGATGGCAGGTAAGAAAGTTCCTAATTGCGTGCCTATTGGTAAAGCAGAATATCAAGGCAGGAAAGTTGAGTTAAACAAACCTTTTCGATTAAGTAATGAAAAAAAAAAATTTGGAGTTTATGCAAAAAATGAAAAGGGTAATACAGTACAAGTAAAGTTTGGCGACCCTAAGATGGATATTAAGCGTGATGACCCTGACAAACGCAGAAACTTTAGAGCAAGACATAACTGTGACAATCCCGGTCCAAAGCATAAGGCAAGGTATTGGTCTTGTAAAATGTGGAGTACAAGTAATGTTTCTGATATATTAGGCAAGATAGACGGTCACATCTGGGATATAGCAGGCATAAGAAAATGTAAAGTTCAAAAAGGAATAGAAGCAATAAAAGCTCCTAAAAAAAGAAGAGGTAGGCTTGGAGGAAGCCGTGGTTCTTTACGTGGGCGTAGAGGTAAAGGGCCAACAGTTAATGAGTGGGAAAACTGCCTTAACAATACCAGAAGATTAAGAGGATATTACGGACAGAGAATAGGAAAACCAGAGAATTTTTGTGGTAAGTTATGGTGGAAGTATGCAGCTATGAGGCAAGGAGCAAGAAAACCAAATCCCGGCTCACCCGGAACTGGCGGTAGAACTCCAGCTAATGTAGTAGATAGCGTAGGTTATGAGTTTAGAAGGGCCATGTTTTCTGCATCAGGTCCAAAAGGAGAGACATTAAATCCACGTAATATTCGTAGAATTTTAGGAGAAGGTAAACCTACTAGGCGGCGAGGCCCAAGAACCCGTCCGGCTGGTGGCAGAACAAGATACAACGTTTAGGTTTCCGGAAAGTATTGGTTGCTTATATACCCTTTTCGTGGTGTATATACATGACAGAATGCACTTGTGGTGGCAATCACGC